GCACCAGTTGGGCGTACACTTGTACCTTCAAGTTGATCTAAATCAATGTCTGCACGTATGGCGTAAATTCTGTTTACATTACCTAGTACGCTGTAAGCTGCCATTAGACCATATTCATTAAGCTCATCGCCGTGAATTGGTGTATCTGCACTAGTACGCTTAAATGTAGGTGTACCAAAAATACTGGCTAATTCGCGTTGGCTGGTAATACCATAGGCTTTGCCTGCATTTGCCTTGGTGGTACCTGGGGCAATCAAAACAATGATTGGTTTATCTTGCGCTGTGGCCACTACTACAAAAGGTATAGTGCCTACAGATGACGGTAAGTATTGACTTTCGTCAATTACTGTAATCTCTACTCCTGGGGATACTAGAGCCATTTTTTCTTCCTTATAATTAGGTCATAAAACCATTGCTAATATTTATCGGCTAGTTTAAAATCTCCATGGTTAGCGGTCCTTTCCAAGGTCCTTTGGAAATAAATATCAGCATGAAAAGATCCGTTTGTCCACAGTGTCGAATACACCCAGTGGCTATCAATTACTACAGAAACAACAAGGTACACTTTCGTACGCTATGCACGCCTTGTATACATAAACGTCGTCGCACAGCAGTAAACGTACCTGGATGGCTAAGAGCTGGGTATAAAAAACGTGATCGCTGTGAACGCTGTAATTTTAAATTTAAGTTAACCGAACAGAGTACGGTATACTATGTGGATGGCAACACCGGCAACAACCATTGGAGTAATTTACGTACTATTTGTGCTAATTGTAGCTTCGATGTGAAAGATTCACACTGGAGACCTAGTCGGATTCTGCCAGATTCTTAACTTGTTGATATAAGCGTTCAATAGTACTGTTATTGTCTATAACAAGATCAAACTTGGTACCTAACCAAGCCCATTCGCTGGGATGGATGTCAGGATACCGTGATGCCATATCACGTTGTTGATCAGAGATAATCCACTGTTCGTCTTCGGCAGTATGCACAGTCTGTAGCGCACAGGCCAGCCATTCCGGCGGTGCTCCACGTTCTACACAAACCAGTTTACCGCCAGAACGCCTAATAGCTGCCACTTCATTAGGAAAACGCACATCCGAAATCACAATATTGTCTGTGCTTTTCAGTAACTTGTTCTCTAAACTAGCTACCCAGATGTCATCATGAAAGCCGTGACGACACACATCAGTGCCCCAGTACTGTAGGATCCAGCGTGGTGTAAGCGTGGGCATTTTTAGCCGTTCGGCCCACCAAGGATCTACTTGTTCACGCCAGGCACGACTAGCAGCAGTACGCCCTTCCAGCATGATTCTGTCCCAGCCAAACACACAGGCCACAGCATCTTTGAGAGTGTTAGCAAAACTTTCACGGCGATACCCATGATAATTAACCAAGTAATCGGCCACAGTGTCTTTGCCTGAGCCAATGAATCCTGATATACCAATGATTTTAGCCATAGCTATAATTATAGCCAGGGCTCGAAGTTATGTCAACGATTTAGACGCCGTAACGGTTGATACGTTTCGCCGGAATTACACTAGATTTATTAACCTGACTGAGCTCTTCGCTGCCCTTGCCGGTACTGCGACTGGGCTTGATGCCCATAATTCTTTCTGCACCACGGCGTATTGCAGCTTCACCGTCGGTGTAATCAACCATGTTGAAGTTGCTGCCAATAGGCCCACGGCGATCCATGTCCATGTCAGGGCTGCCAGCCATGGCTATTCCAAATCTGTAGGCCAGATAAGGATGTGCGTTATTATCTAAGAAGTCATACTGAGTATGATTGGGCAAGGCTAGTCTAGCAGCCTTGCGTAAGGGCTTGCGACTGCGTCCTTCTGTGACAATGTCTTGTACTTTCATACACCGTACTTATTGGTTCTACGAGCAGGCACAGGACTAGTGCGATGTGTACCTGAACTTTCACTGCTACGATGATCACGTACTACATGATTGACCTTGCTGTTGACATGCTTAAATGCTTGATTTAGCATGCGACTTTCTACTTCAGTATAAGGCACAGCTACATTGTCGCTGTGAAACCAGGTACGGTCATCGACTTTCAACTTTTTGTTAGAGCCATCTGCCATGGCTGCTGCTAGACCCACACGCTGTAGATTATAGTCGAAGCCGGCTCCATTACCATCATTGAATGTCACTGTACGATGCATGGCTTTTTTGTGCTCGCGATCTAGTTTACCCTTGGTGCCTTCTGCAATGATTTCATGTATACGCATGGTTTTATCCTATTACCCAAGTCAATGGTGTGGAGTTATCCACGTAAGTCTTAAGATCTTCTTCTAATTTCTGCATTTCTTCTTTGGCCTCAGCAATCAAGGCTGTCCCGTTAAGTGTGGTTCCGCCTTGCGGCCCAGCTATACTGCCAAATTTACTACGAGCTTCTCCTAATATAAACTTGGCAAAAGCGTAAGCATAATCTTGAATCCATGGAAATACAAAATTGTCATTTAGCAACATGACATCAGGTTTGTAGTTGTAAATTTGTAGTAGCACAGTTTCTGCAGGATCATCACTGACTGGACTGCTAATCTGTGTTCTTGATAATTCATATCCTGTTACCGAACTAGCTGCCAGCACTGAACTAGCAGTCACAGTAACAGTTTTTGTTCCAGGATTGTGGGAAACTATTGAGTATGAACCATTATATCCCGCAATAGGGCAGTTACCAATGGTCAATGAATTACCAACTTCTACTGGCCATGTTTGTGTGTATACCAATGTTATAGTGCTACCAATAGCAGTGCCACTGGAAGTCAATGATGCCAATTGAACATATTTTCTGCCTGCGTCAGGGATTTTACGCACCAAAGTCAGCTTTTTGGTAACTGAGTTATACTGGAAATTCATATATCCGCCAAACAGTTTCATGGCCTGCTCTTGATAGTGCGTGAACAATTCATAATTAGCCAATCCACCTACACGCCCAGCTACCAACATGTAGGTATTAAGGTATCCCGAAGCAAAAGGCTCGAATTGGCTGGCTGTGGTGCCTGTGACCGATCCTATGCCGCGTCTGAACACTTGACGCACCTGCATGATTTCTGCAGGTAAAATATATTCTTGTGTTTCTGGCAATAGCTCTAGGAAAGCATAGCTTTCTTCCACAGAATTGCTGGCACGTTGACGATACTTGATCAAGGCCTGTTTAATGGCAAGATTGTAGTGTTCGGAATCAAGCTCAACATCTACAATACCATCAGCTAAACGCAGACGTATATAGTCTATGATGTCATTTCTACGACTGTCCAAGGGATCAAGTCCAGTGCTTGAAAACGCAATGGGACCTGGTCCACCGAGGCTATCAGCAATTAAGTTTTGTTTAGCATTTAAACCGGTTTTTAATGTGGCCATAAAATAGTCCTGTTATGTATATTTATAACAGGACCACCTAGACTAGCCAACTCTGAGTAGTAGCGTGTCTTCTGATATCCTGCCATTAAGGCGCACTTCTACGGCCTTGATGTCCTTGATCCAGGTTCTTAGTGCTACTTTGCCAGCCTTGGCAAACTCCTTGAGCTGCTCGTCGGGACGACGCAGTGTTTTGGCCACACTACGGCTCTCATCGTAGCCAGTGATACTGGTACCGCGAACACCGAGCTCGCCCATGGCCTCAGCATGATAGCAGCCTAGTTTACGAGTCTTGGTGTTGTAGACCCATAGTGTGCTAGCACCAATGATGTCCACAGGATTAACACTGACCACTTTGAGTGCACGATCTTCTTTGGCATACTTGAGCTTGGCCACTAGCTTTTCCTTGCTGGGTGCCTTACGCACTCGAGCTTTTTTAACTGCTTTCTTGACACCACGGTATTCCTCAATGCCAGCCAGCAGATCCGCAATAAACCCAAACATGCGTCTATAGTCTGCGGCGCGATAGTGGCGATATGCTTCCACTAACTGTGCATCCTCACGATCCTGTGCTGCCATGAGCTCAGCACTGCGAGCCTGAAACACTGCTTCATAGCGTCCCAGTTGGCTTTGTGGCACACGATTGGCAGTGAGAAAGTCGTAGATCTTAAATGACACCGACTGCTTTTGCAACACTTGATCGTAGACGCCCTCAATCTCACCAATCAGCTCAGCAGTGCGCTCTTGCAGTCTGTCCTGTATGGTAATCTTGCGTTCCTGCACTTGATCAGGACTTGCTATGACTTCCTCGCCGGTGTCGCCACCGCGAGCAGCCAGATTTAAAGTGTAGTCAACTTGATCATGTATGTACTTGACATGCCGATCCAGCAAGGGCATGCCACGACGATGTGCCATAATCAAGCTACAGGGTGTCATCAGCACATAACGATCAGCCACACGCTCAAAACGATCCAGAGTGGTTTTGTTAAGCCGACTGTTACGACGCAGCCAGTCATTTAGATGTTTACGACACTGCTTGACCGAATAGTGATAGTTGTAGTACTGAAAGCTCTTACGCAAGTGATGATCAAATGTGTCAGAATCAAATCCCAAAGCCCGCTCGGTGTCCCATTGTGGTTCTGGGCCTGTGGCTTTTTCTTCACTGGCCATTACACGAGCGCTGGGTTCTTTGCGTTTGGGTACTTTAATTCCCTTGATTTTGGCCATGTACCGGTTCCTAAGTTGACAATAGAGCTAGTGTAACATATTGATCTAAACTTGTCACGGACTCTGTGAACTTGTTGCGTAAATCCCACAGTCGGTGGCTGTCCCGCTGATTTCTACAATTCACCTGCTCTTGTGCCACAGCACGACGCAGATTTTCGCAGTTTTTGTACATGCGTTTAAGATCCATTCTTACACGGCTGTTAGACATGGCGGCAATACGCTGTGGCAATTGCTCATAGATTTCCATGATTTCCAAATCCATAGTCAATTATATATGCTTTGTGCAAGAATGTCAACTCAGAATCCATAAATACTAGATACAGGAGACCGGCATTGGCACGACTTAGTTTATGGAAGGCAGGGCGTCATAGCAATGATTATCGTTTCTTTGACCGCAGAATTTCGGAAATATTTACCATTGGTGGTACTGGGATACTGGTACACAAATATCTGGGACCCATAGATCAAGGCACCACCGGCGATCTTACACTGCCTGCTAATGCTAACCAAAGCGAACTAAACATACAAGATCTGCTGTTTTTAGAAAACCGTAATCGTCGTTACGAAGACAACGTCTACAGACTGCGCGGACACTATCAAGTCACTGACAATGCCTTTGATCTCACACAATTTGGCCTATTCCTGCAAACCGGTACATTGTTTATGACCTTTCATATCACCGACATGATTGAAAACATGGGTCGTAAAATCATGAATGGCGACGTACTGGAATTGGAACATCTCATTGATTACGAAACCCTAGACCCTAACATACCGGCGGCGCTGAAAAGGTTTTTTGTAGTCAGTGATTGTACTCGTGCTGCCGAAGGTTACTCACCAACTTGGTGGCCACATCTTTGGCGCTGCAAGATCAATCCCTTAGTTGATAGCCAAGAGTACAGCGATATTTTAAATCGCATCAAAGTCACCGAAGGCAGTAATATTCCTATACGAGACATACTCAGTTCCTATGAACAGTATAAAGATATCAATGACGTAATTATAGCACAAGCAGAAATCGATTTACCACAGAGTGGTTATGATGTAGACCCAATTTATCATCGTAGTACAGATGAAAACACACCTGATTTTAAGGTCAATGGGTATTTAAGTGGCACAGGAGCTCCACCAAACAACGTGCCAGTGGTGGCTGGTATTAGTTTTCCGGCAAGCCCTGATCTAGGCGACTATTGCCTACGCACAGATTATCAACCCAACAGACTGTTTAGGTACGACGGCAAACGCTGGATTAAGATCGAAGACGATGTTCGTACTAACATTACCAATAATGCCAGTACCAATACCACACAGCGTAATAGATTCATCAACAATACAGCCACGTTTACTGATGTACGCGGTGATACGCAAAACAGTAAACAAAATCTACATGATGTGCTGAAAATTAAACCCGACAACTAATCTATGAGTTCATACTTTTATTCAGGGCAAGTAAGACGCTTTTTGCAGCAGTTTATACGCTTGCTTTATAATTTCGAAGTCAGTCTAGGAAAAAACCGCGAAGGCATTGGTACACTAATGCGTGTGCCAGTGTACTATGGCGACGGTAGTAGGCAAGTAGCTAGCATTATAGCAAAGAACAGTGAAAATAATTTACCAGCGGTACCAGCCATGACTGTGTATATTGCCAACCTGCGCTATGATCGACCTAGAATACAAGAACCAAGTTTTGTCAGCAGCCTACGCATACGCGAGCGAGCCTGGGATCCAGTCACACAGCAGTACACAGACTATCAAGGTGATCTACTAACTGTGGAAAGACTTATGCCGGTTCCTTATTTACTCACCCTAAAAGTAGATATTTGGACCAGCAACACAGATCAGAAACTACAGATATTAGAACAACTATATGTGCTGTTTAATCCAAGTTTGGAAATACAAAGCACTGACAACTATGTAGACTGGACCAGCCTGACAGTGGTTACCTTGACTGACCAGACATTTACCAGCCGCAGTGTACCAGTAGGCACAGAAGATCCCATTGATGTTGCTACCTTGACCTTTGACATTCCAATTTGGCTTAGTGCACCTGCTAGAGTTAAGAAACAAGGTGTTATACAAAAGATTGTGGCCGATGTCTATGACAGCCAAGGCAGCATAGACAATTCTATAAACAGTTTTGATATCACAGGTAGCTTGTTCTTAAATCGTCAGATTTATACTCCTATTAATTTCAATGTGGTCTATACCGGTAACACACTGAAATTATACGTTAGTGACAGCGTGGTAGAATTTGACGATGAACTAG